ATGCTCTGCATGAAATGATGAAGGACGAACGTTACTGGAATACCAGCAAGCGTGATCCTTCTTTCGTCAAGCGTGTCGATGACGGCTTCAAGAAACTCTATGGATAAGCTTCTTAGCAGTCGTGGTCTTGATTTGGTGCGCTTTAAAGCGTGTCATGTCTTTGATTTTGTTAACAATATGAGCGCAGAGAGCAAAAAGGAAATGCTCGAAATTCATAACTTGGACCCGTTAGCTGCGCTTGTTCCCCTTATTAAAGACCCGCTAACGCATTGCGTTCTGAAGGATAATGTTCCTTTGGCGGTTGTCGGGCTTGTCGAGCAAGAGCCAGATGATGATGGGCGCACTGCCCATATTTGGGCGCTGTTTGCTGAAGACATCAAGAAGAACCGCTTGGCCTTTCTCAGAGCCTCAATAGACTTAATCAAATATTACCACACACAATTCCCAACGATTCATGGCAGTATATGGACGGGAAACATGCCAATCGTTAACTGGATGTTCTTCTTGAAGTTCAAAACATTTTGCATTGAAGAGAAGCACGGCGAAAGTTTTATTGGTTTTGTGCGTTGCGTTCGAAGCAATTTTCAGTCAGAGGGGGAATTGTCTAGGCCCGTACTACACTAGAGGCCCGCCCTGCGGATACCCTTGCTGAAGTGAAAAGGCGGATACCCATCCGACGATAACTTCATACAAGGACTGATGAAATGGCGAATACTATCGACCAAGCCTTCATCGCGCAGTTCGAAACAGAAGTTCATATGGCGTATCAGCGCATGGGTTCTAAGCTAAAGAACACTGTTCGAAATACGTCTGTGACTGGGACGACTGCCCGATTCCAAAAAATTGGCACTGGCTCTGCCTCGACTAAATCGCGCAACGGTAACGTGACTCCGATGGAGTTGGCGCACACCAATGTCACAGCAACGATGGCCGACTACTATGCGGCTGAGTATATCGACAAGCTGGACGAACTGAAAATCAACATCAACGAGCGTCAGGCTGTTGCCACTTCTTCGGCTGCTGCTCTGGGTCGTAAGACTGATGAACTGCTGATTACGGCAATGGATGCGGGTGCTAACTCGACTCAGATTGCTGATACTGGCGGCGCATTGGTTCAGGCCGATCTGCTCTTGTTGTTCGAAACGTTTGGAACCGCAGACATTCCAGAAGACAACCAACGCTATCTTGCGATGGCCCCGGCTGGCTTTGCTGATCTGTTTGCGATTACTTCCTTCGCGTCTTCGGACTATGTTGGCGATCAAAACCTGCCCTTTGCGGGCGGCATGACAATGAAGAACTACCTGTCCTTCAACGTCTTTTCGACTTCGGCGGTAACTGGTGGCAAGAACTTTGCCTACCACACTTCGGCGGTTGGTCTTGGTGTGAACCAAGACGTAACAACTGAGGTAAACTATGTTGCTGAGAAAGTCGCCCACCTTGCAACGTCGATGATGTCGATGGGTGCTGTTGCCATTGATGACAACGGTATCTACGAAGTCCTCGACAACAACTAAGGAGATTGGCGAATGGCTTACGCAGCCGCAGGACTAACCCGCATTGGGGGCGCGTCGAATGGGGATTTGTGGTTCTATACCACGGTTGACCCGATTGCTACCGTCAACACTGCCGGATACTTCAACGATGCTTCAAACATGCTTAGCGTGCGCGATGTAATTATTGTTGCCGACACCAACGCTCCAACGACCAGTTTTGTTTCGGTTCTTACCAACGCCGCTGGCGTGGTTGATGTTTCGGACGGTACTGTAATTGTTGAAACTGACACTGACTAAGAAAGGTGGGGGGCTTCGGCCCCCCAGCTATTCATGCCTGACATAGCTGATTCTGATCTGGACGTAGCGAACAGTGCCTTGCATCTCATTGGTGCAGAGGCGCTAACTGCTTTTTCGGATGATTCGCCGGAAGGCAAGATTGCCACCTCTATATTTGAAGATACAATCAACTCTGGCCTTTCGGGGCATAGGTGGCGCTTTGCCTCCAAGCAAAGAACGTTAACCAAATCGAGCGTTGACCCAACAAGCCGCTGGGATTCCGCGTATAGTCTTCCAAGTGACTGCGTGATTGTTAGCGCCGCTACGATCAACGATGCCCGTATCAAGTACGACATCTATCAGCGCAAGATTTACTGTGATGCTACGTCTACTGACACGCTGGTCATTGACTACATCTTTCGCCCTGACGTTGTTGACTGGCCCGCCCCTTTTAAGATGGCAGTAACCTACTCGCTTGCTTCCATCTTTGCTCTTTCCCTAGCAAGGGATGGAAGGCTGTCTGATGTTATGGGCCAGCAATCTCTCGTTCATTTTGCTCGCGCTCGTCACATTGACTCTCAGCAGCAAACAACTCGTAAACTGACAACCACTGGGTACATTTCTCAAAGGCGCACTTAATGCAGAAGGTTCGTGTTCCTGTAAACAGTTTTCAGTTTGGTGAGGTTAGCCCCTCAACGCTGATGAGAACTGATACTCCGATCTATCAGTCCTCGGCTCAACGCATTGAGAACATGATCGTGCGCGCTGAAGGCGGAGCCAAGCGAAGGCTTGGTCTAAAAGCCTTGGACCACGTTGAGATTGAATACGACTCAACAAAGCGTATGCAGATGAAACTGTTTCACTTCATCTTTGATGATGATGAGCGATACATCATTGGCATCTCTGATTTGACTGTAACAACTTGGCGAGTAACCGACAGCGACGTTATTTTCCTTCAAACAATTACTCAGGATGTGGATACAAACGCTCTGCCGTTTGATGTGGATTATCTGCATGAGTACACGCACTCGCAGTATGGTGACGTTCTCTTTATCTGTCACCCGCTGTTTGTTCCTCGGATGATTATTCGAACCAGCCTGACAACCTTTACTGTGGATAGCTTTAGCTTTGACCAGTCTCTTGACGGTGGGCATATTTTCCAGCCCTACGCAAAGTTTGCCGCAAGCAATGTAACCCTGACACCTAGCGCTGCATCCCATGCTGTCGCTGGAACAATCACGGTCACAATCAGTTCCGATTATTTTGACACTACCGGAACGCAAACGGGGGGAGACTACCTTTCGTCTTTGCACGTTGGCACAGTGCTAACGATTGGCGACAGTGAGTTTCAGATTTCCAGCGTTCAGTCAGCAACCCAAGCAACCGGAAGCATCATAACTACTTACTATGATGGTACGGCAACGGTTTATGAAATCCGAACAAGGCTTTCTATTCTCAACCCTTTGAGGACCAGAGAAGGCGTTGATGAAATCGAAGTCACTCATCTTGGGCACGGCTTGGATGTTGGCGCGTCTATTACTGTTTCCTCTGCTTCAGCCACCGGGGGAATTATTGCTTCAAACATCAATGGCGCAAGAACCATTAAGGAAGTAATCGACGAAAATACCTATGTCATTGAGGGCGCAGCGGCGGCAACCGATTCAGAAGATGGCGGTGGCCTTGTTTACATTACATCAGCGGCGGCAACTCTTGATTGGTCTGAGCAGTCCTTCTCTGCAAAAAGAGGCTATCCTGCTGGCGTAACGTTCCATGAAAACCGATTGGTGTTTGGGGGTACGCTTGCTCAGCCTGATACCATGTGGAGCAGCAAGCTGGGCCAATACTTCAACTTCGATATAGGAACCGGGGCTGACAACGACGCAATCACAATCACCGCAGCAACGGGCGAAGTGAATGAAATCCGCTATCTGAAATCGGCCCGCGATCTACAGATATTCACAGCGTCCTCAGAACTGTACACCCCAACGTTTCTGAACCAAGTCATCACGCCAACAAACGCTCAAGTGCGACAGCAAACTCCTTACGGGATTACATTTGTTGAGCCTCAATCTATTGATGGGGCTACGCTTTTTGTTCAGACGGGCGGCAAGGTTATCCGTGAGTACCTCTATACTGATGCAGAAGAAGCTTACACTTCGACCGCTGTTTCCACAATTGCCTCTCATCTTCTTGATGATCCAATAGATTCGGCTGTTGTTCATGGCGCTTTTGGTGAGGCTGAGTCTTATGCGGTTTTTGTAATGAATGATGGCGATGCTATCTTGTTTGGCTCAAACCGTGCAGAGAAACGTGCGGGGTGGACGCGCCTTACTTCTGGGTCTGACACTTACGGAATACATTCCTGCGTTGCTATTGATGACCGTTTGTTTTGTTTGGCTTGGGAGCATTGCACAAACGCCTCTGACGTAGACAAGGACTGGCTTGTTTTGTGTGAGTTTACACAAGACTACCTCTTGGACTTCTCAACCTATGGCGAGGATACAGCCGGGTACATGTACCCAACTGTGACTCAACTGTTCCAAGACACTGAGTTGCTTGATGTTATCGGCTATACATCGGAAGGCGCTGAGCCTGTTTACATCGGCCAGCTTCCGGTT